AATCAAGAACGTTGGATGTTAAAGGTGTCGCCGTTAAATTAATAATCTTATTATATAGGTAAGGTAATTCTGTAGCTGCGTTAGTTACTTTTGACGTAGCATTGTCTATTCTGCCGGTGCATCTTCCTTGACCGACACCCACACCTTGAACATTGCTATTAGTTGATCCTACGTTTCCAAAAATAACAGTTTCGGCACCACCAGTAGAAAATATATTAGATCCAAACACAGAATAATCAGCTATATTAGTGTAACTAGTTCCTGGGAAAGTAATAGGAGGACCTGGGTAGTTTTGTGGAATGCTCATTTCTGTGCCTAGTCCTATGCTAATATTAGTAGCAAAACAGGTTCCACTCATTGTTGTTGGAGGATTGCCGATCGCGGTGTCATGTCCAAGTTGGATATTACCATCTGCAATCATTATACCACAAAGCGTTGAACTAGTTGATTCTAAAATGGATATCTTAGAAACCCAAAATATATCCCATTCATTAATAGATCCTCTGTCTATCACAGTATTCTCTACGAATCCAATGCTGTAATTGGCGATAAAAAAGTATTGATCACCTGGATTTCCTGTTAAAGTTATAGTTCCAGAAAACATAATATTGCCGGTACCTGAATAAACGCCAGGCAGCATGGTAGTTGAACCGTTGATAGCTGTGTAGTCCGTAGCGCTAGGCGGTAGTGCAAGAATTGCATTCTTTAATCGTTGTCCAGCATCAACAGCAGCTACTGCTCCTGGTTCTGTTCCAGTGTAAACGACTGTTTTCTCTGAACCTGAAGATTCTGTTAGGGTTGTTCCTGGACTGATTGCTATAAATGCACTAGTTTTGCTGTTTACGCCTAATGATACGGAATCAGATGCTACCATGCAAAATTCCTTCGCAGCTAAATAGTCGGTTCCTGGGAAAACGATTGACATTTATTTAAATGAGAATAATAGAATTAGTGTGCGCAGAATTTTTGGCGACCTCGCATAAAATGAGTCTAATATTTTTTTCTAACTGTAAGGTATAAACAAACATGGGTGGCGGTCTTATGCAACTTGTGTCGTATGGTGCGCAGGATATCTATATCTCCGGTAATCCCCAGATCACGTTCTGGAAGATCCTTTACAAGCGCCACACGAACTTCGCCATGGAGTCCATTGAGGTGACGTTCAACGGTCAGGCTGACTTCAACAAGCGTGTAACGGCTGTGATCAACCGTAACGCTGACCTTATGTACAAGACGTATGTTCAGGTTGTTCTCCCCCAGGTTAGTCTTGGTAATACGGCCACTGACGGTTTCCGCTGGGTGAGCTATATTGGTCACCGTCTTATCAACCAGGTTGAGGTTGAAATTGGTGGCCAGCGCATCGACCGCCAGTATGGCGACTGGATGCAAATCTGGACGCAGCTTGCTACGGAGGCTGGTTCGACAGCTGCTCTTGATTCCATCATCGGTAATACGCACGACCTTGTTCTCCTCAAGCACGGCAACGGTGTAGCACTTGATGCCACGTGCTCTGCTAATGAGACGACGCTCTCGTGCATTCCTCGCTCTGGAACGCCTGCGAAGACGCTTTACGTGCCTCTTCAGTTTTGGTTCTGCCGCAATCCTGGTGTTGCTATCCCGCTCATCGCTCTTCAGTACCACGAGGTTCGCATCAACGTGAACTTCGAGCTCTGGGAGAATTGCACGTATGGCGAGAACGCCCAGGGCCCATCCCGCCCGGCCGCACAGTCGCTCGCCGCTGCCTCTCTCTACGTGGACTATGTCTACCTAGACACTGAGGAGCGCCGCCGCTTTGCCCAGCAGTCGCACGAGTATCTCATTGAGCAGGTTCAGTTTACGGGCGCTGAGTCGATCACGTCTTCGTCGAATAAGATTCAGCTCAACTTTAACCACCCCGTTAAGGAGCTCTTCTGGGTTGTTCAACGCGACTCGTTCGTTGACTGCTCATACCCCGATTGGATCTCTGGTGTTGGTGGCCAGCAGCCCTTCAACTACTCCGATGACTTCTCAACGGAAGGCATCATTATGTCTCTCCTCTCGCAGGGCACATCTGCGACCTCACCACAGGGTACGCTTCCTCTTGGCGGTTCAAGCACGAACATGGTCTCAACTGGAGCCGATGCCTTCCCGGGAGAGGTTGGCTCGTCTGGATCTCAGGGCCAATTAGCTGACTTCGACATCGGTGTCAACTACCTCCTCGCCAAGGTTATCCTCGACTCCGGAGTCAAGTGCGAAGGTAAGAACCCAGTTGAAGTTGCCAAGCTCCAACTCAACGGCCAAGACCGATTCACTGAGCGTGAGGGACGATACTTCTCCCGTGTGCAACCATTCCAACACCACACTCGCACCCCATCTCAGGGTATCAACGTGTATTCCTTCGCACTCAAGCCAGAGGAGCACCAGCCATCAGGCACCTGCAACTTCTCACGAATTGACAAGGCAACCCTCCAACTCACTGTCTCAGTCAACACAGTGCGATCTGGACGAACTGCTCAGGTCCGAGTGTATGCAGTTAACTACAACGTGTTGCGAGTGATGTCAGGCATGGGCGGCTTGGCATACAGCAACTAAACAACAAAACAAAAGAAAACAAAAACAAATATGGGTCAAGATTGACCTACATTTGACTTTGTATATTTATCTATCTAGGTGTTGAAGAGAATAAGGTGATTCATTGAACTTATAGCATGGTTCATACGTATAGTTCTCAGTTTCCATATCCTTGATGAAGTTATCAACTGATTCATCAGCTGATCTTTTAAATTGCAGGCATTCCTCATATGCAAGATCAATCGTTGCTTCTGCTCGAGCCAAGTCATCGTATCCATAGGCAACTCCATTCTTTGGCATTTCAACCATATATCTCCATTCATCTCCAGTACAACCCGCCACTGGGTGTTGAATTACGATACAGCCACACATAACTGCTACAATTACCAAAAAACAGCATGGATCATAACAGTAGAAATACTTTGTAGTATTGAATGTGTTAATGAGTTCTTCGTGAGACTGACCTTCGATATCTATGGCTGCAAGTTGACGAAGATTATTTGTGTTATAAAGTGTATTTCGGACATCTGGGTATCTAGACCCCTTTTTAACAATATAAGTCGCTGTATTCGTTCTCGGAAGTCCCAGATTCTTTATTCCACTTGGCCAGTAGGTAGGAGTAAGACGCTTCTTTGCAGGGTTGTTTTTGCAAAAAGGTAGGTGATAATAGATCATTTCATTTGCTTCATATCCAGGATACCAATGCGATCCATATGTTATATAACGAACAATCCGCTTAGCATTTAACGGGTTTCCTAGGATACAATCGAGGTAGATTGCAATTCGTTCTTCGTCCATCTCATGATGATCCATGTAATTTGTGTAGATGGCGTTCTGTTCATAACCATACCGATGTTCCGGAGGTACATATACCTTTGAGTCATGTCCTTTATCGTTTAGCAGCTTCGCAAGTTGCATAAGACAATTAAGCCCACCATTAAGGGGTTGCCAATAACAATGGGTAACTACAACGAATTTCATTATAAGAACATATATTACCTTTCCAACAATCAAACGATTTTCGTTTACTGATGACTTCTATTATATATATAAATGTCATCGACGGTTGATATACTTGTTGAGGAATTGGCAACTATTGGGATAACTGCGTACTTCATTGTAACGGGTGGAGCTATTGTGCCGTTTGTGGATGCAGTGGGTCGTTCTTCTAAAACTGAACACTATTGCTTTCAACACGAACAAGCCGCCGCCATGGCTGCAGAGGGATATTATCGTGCTTCCGGAAAGGTTGGAGTAGTTCTCGTGACAAGTGGCCCTGGTGTCCAAAATATCCTAAACGGTGTGTGCGGATGCTGGTATGATTCAATTCCAGTACTCTGTATCAGTGGACAAGTCAATTTCAATGAGTCACTTGATTCAATCCAGTCAGTTCCTCGGCAGGTTGGATTTCAGGAATTCCCCGTTGAATCAACATTTGCATCCTGCACGAAATATGCAAAGAAGATTTTGAAGTTTGAGGATATTCAGACTGTGTTTTCGACTGCGATCGATCGAATGATGACTGGACGAAAGGGACCTGTTCTTATTGATTTCCCT